TCAGCATAGCATTAACGGATTAACACTTGTAGAGAGTTGGATAGTAGAGGACGAAGTAAAAGACAAAAGCAGAATGTACGGACTAAATGTACCTGTGGGAACTTGGATGGGGGCTGTAAAAGTCAACAACGAAGAGATATGGGAACAGTTTGTAAAAACAGGCAAAGTTAAAGGGTTCTCTATTGAGGGGTACTTTGCTGACAAAATGGAACGTCCTAAAGAACCTATCAATGACTTTGACGAGGACGAAGCTCAGGATATGCTTAAATACATTCGTAGAATCGTTAAAAAGGATGGTAGACACAAAGATGGTCAAAAAGAGGAATTAGAATCATACTCTGATTATCCAAGTGGTGTAAAAAATAACGCAAAGCGTGGTATTGAACTTAACGAGAAAGTAAACAACAAATGTGCTACTGACGTGGGGAAAATTCGTGCAGCCACTCTCGCAGCAGGACGTCCTGTATCGAAGGAAACGATAAAGCGCATGTACTCATATCTAAGCAGAGCAGAGGAATACTACGATGAAAGCGATAGTAAAGCGTGTGGCACTATCTCATATCTTCTATGGGGTGGTAAAGCAGGTAAGCGATGGGCTGAAAGCAAGTTAAAAGAATTAGGCGAATTAGATTTAGCTTCTCAGGTTCTAAATGACGAGATGGCGATCATAGACGATAGACTTGCGTTTGCTACAAAAGAATTAGCAATAGCAGCAGCAAAAGATATCGGTTGTGAATCTTACCACGAACACGAATACGAGGGTAAGATATGGTATATGCCTTGCGAACAGCACAATCTTAAAAAACCATGCCAAGATGGATATGTCCAATATGGTATGAAAATGAAAAACGGAAAGAAAGTACCCAATTGCATACCGATAGATGGCTAAACGAATAGACTACATAAAAGTATTAAAGCCAAAGGTACGCAGAAAGGGTGTACACGCTAAAACTAAAATGAGTAGTATTAAAGGTTCAAAGCTATATAAAAAAAAATACAGAGGTCAAGGAAAATGATTAAACGACTGAAACGATTTATCACACCATCGAGAACAAGCCCTAAGGGTTCAAGACGTGCCTGTTTATGTGAGGATAACACGTACTCTATTAAGTGTTGTGATGGCTCATTAAGAGCGCAAGGTATTGGGAAAGTTTAATAAAAATTTAAAATTAAAAACAATGAGTAAAAAAGTAATGCAAAAAATCGTTTCTATTGAGAAACAAGAGCTATCTGCTGAAAAGGTAGAATTAGCACGTAAACCTCAATCTATTTTGTCAGATGCAAATAAATTAGATTCTAAATTAAGAGGGATGGAATCTAAGATTGAAAAAGCATATCTTAATTATAAACAAAGTCAAAAAGAGTGGGTCAGCAAATTGTCAGATATTGAACAAGATGCAGATAGACTTGAGGATGATTTAGTCAAGATATTAGATGCTGCACAAGAAATCGGTGTTGATGGCAGACAAATTGATGGTTATTCAAAAGCTGCTGATTTAGTTACAATGTTACAAAGAATAGCAAGTGATGGTAAGAAATTATACCCGCCTGTTAAGTAAAAATACAAATTAAATTTTAAACACGTTATATAGTTATGAAAGCGACAGAAATTCTAAGTAAAATAAAAACCTATCTTGGGGAAGATACTGCTGATATTGTAGAAAATATCGAGCAATCCCAAGTAGTAGAGTTAGCACAAGCGAAACTCGAAAATGGAACTGTCCTTGAAGCAGAAGCGTTTGAATCAGGTAATGAAATCTTTATCCTTACAGACGATGAGAAAGTAGCCGTACCCGTTGGCGAATATACAATGGAAGATGGTCAAATCCTTGTTGTAAGCGAAGAGGGTATCATTGGCGAAATCAAATCTGCTGAACAGGAAGAAGAGGAAGTTGAAGCATCTGAGGAAGTTGAAGAACTTGAAGAGGTGGAAGCTGAGTATGCTACTAAAGAAGAGTTAGCAGAAGTTAGATCATTGGTTGAGGAAATCAAGCAGATGATTGAAAAGAAAGAGGAAATGAGCGAAGTGGAAGAGCAAGTGAAAGAGGAACTATCTGAAACACCTGCCACAGAAGCGATCACTCATAACCCTGAACCCAAACAAAAAGTAAGTCTAAAGTATGCGCAAAACAGAAAGCAAAGTACTTTCGACAAAGTAATGTCTAAAATTGTTAACAATTAAATTTATATAAAATGCCAAATCCAACTATTACAGGAAGTACTTATGCAGGGGAATTTGCAGGGAAATATCTCGGTGCTGCCCTTCTAAGTGCTGATACACTTGACAAAGGTGCTATCTCTATCTTACCAAACATTAAGTACAAAGCTGCTATGAAAGTAGGTGCGTTCTCAAATCTTGTACGCTCTGCTGATTGTGACTTTGACTCATCTACATCAGGTCTTACTCTAACTGAGAAAGTACTTACACCAACTGAATTGCAAGTTAACTTACAAGTATGTAAGAAAGAATTGCACTCTGATTGGGAAGCTGCTCAAATGGGATTCTCTGCTTTTGATGAGCTACCCCCATTGTTCTCTGACTACGTTATCGCACGTGTAGCTGCTGAGGTTGCTAAAGCAACTGAGGTGTCTATTTGGCAAGGTAGCGCAGGGGAAGGTAACTTTGATGGTTTTGAAACTCTACTTGCTGCTGATACAGACGTAGTTGACGTTGTAGCAGGTACAGTTACTACTGCAAATGTCATCAGTGAATTACAAAAAATCGTTGATGCCATCCCAAGTGGCGTATATGGGAAAGAAGATTTAACTATCTATATCTCTCAAAACATCGCTAAAGCGTATGTAGGCGCACAAGCTGCTTTGGGTTATAGAGATTTGTATCACGTAGGACAAACTGAGATGAACTTCCAAGGGATTCCTTTGTTTGCAACAGGTGGTCTTGCTGATAACACAGCAGTAGCTGCTCAGAAGTCTAACCTATTCTTTGGAACAGGATTGCTTGATGACAGAAACGAAGTTAAAGTTATCGATATGGCTGACCTTGATGGTTCACAGAACGTGCGTGTAGTTATGCGCTATACAGCAGGTGTACAACATGGTATTGGTTCTGATATCGTTCTCTACGCATAATCAATAATTCTCTAACTTAAAAGGGGTGGGTAAGCCGAGTGCCTACCTACCCTTTTTTATTAAAATAAAAAAATATGCCTTGTTCAGTATCAAACGGAAGAGCGTTACCATGTAAGAGTGGTGTAGGTGGGCTGAAAAACATTTACTTTGCCCCTTATACAAGTACCACAGCTGCCTTAACTGACAGCTCAGGTACAATCACTTTAGATGATAGCGTATCTTTCTACAAATATGAAATCAAGGGTAATTCATCATTAGAAACTGCTATTAACTCATCAAGAGAAAATGGCACTACTTTTTACGAATCAACCCTTAATGTTACATTTACGTTTTTAGATGTAGCTACTCAAGAGCAGATTAAGCTCTTAGCTCATGGCAGACCTCAAATCGTTGTGGAAGATTATAACGGCAACGGATTTTTAGTAGGTAAAGATCATGGAAGCGAAGTTACAGGGGGTACAGTTGTTACAGGTGCAGCTATGGGGGATTTAAGTGGATTCACGCTTACCCTTACTGCTCAAGAAACAGCGCCACCTTTCTTTGTAGCAACACTACCTACTGATGATTCAAGTAGCCCAATTAACCCAACACCATAAATTTTTTGTATATTAGCAAAGAGTTTATTTATTTTGGTTTAGTTATTGTTAGGGGGTGTAAAAGCCCCCTTTTTTATTACACAAAATTTACAATCTTTACGTTATATATGTAGTATGATAATCTTAACTACATCCACATCTGACCAAACTTTCAAAGTTATACCACGTAGAACCATTGTGGGGGGCTTGATTTTGACAATAAGAAACGAATCAACAAACGATGTTACCACATATACAGGAGACTTTGTTTGGAGTATATACGATGCAACCTACAATCTATCTTCTATTGAGTGGCAAGGTTCAGACTTATCAAGTAGTCAAGGCGAAACGTATTTAGAAATTACAAATAAGTTTGACTTAACAGAGTCTAACTATTATACATTTACAATATCAGACTCAGTAGGGGAATTGTACAAAGGTGTTATATTCTGTACAGACCAAACAGTAGACCAAGATACGAACTCTTATTATACTGTAAATGAGGGCGAATATGTATCAAGCACTACATTTGATAATGATTATATTATATTATGAAAAACGATTTAAGAATAGTTAACCTAAGCACCTACACAAGCCCT